TTAAATCTCAATATAATAGTAATCACTCATCCACAACCTTCCCTGGCAAGCGCAATTAACAACAGAATGTACTTTATTTTTTTGTTCTATTGTCTCAACTCCCTCAACAATCACGAAATTGCAGTATGATTTTACTTTATTTATTACGTTAAAGAATTCGCTCTCACTCTGTATTTCCCAGAAATAATCTTTATCAATTTTTATACATTCAAAATTAAACATATCTATAATTGTTAAGCTTGTTAAGCCGCTCCCAAAATCATCCAGCCATACTGGATACAATTTTGAAAGACACTTTAAGTCAACCATAGAGCATTTAGTATTGAATTCATGAAAATGCTCGTTAATCTCAAAAGCAATGTTTTTTTGGTTTTTTAAGTAATCACCAATATATTTATCGTTCAAAATACAATCGCTAATAAGACTATCAACATTCAACGAAACTGGTTTGAACTTCAATTTTGATGTGTCAAGCCTTTCAATTGTCAATATCTGTTTCTTAAACACATCGATTTTTTCTTTATCACTTAATGAAGTGAAACAAAAACCAACTTCATTAGCAAGGTAATCATTGCAATACTTTTCTTTAACATTTTTCGTGAGAATTTCCCAAGAATGAATAGAACCATCTTTTTTAAAAGATGGTTCTAAAACAAATCTACAGGAATCTATTTCCACACTGTTCTTTATCATTAAAAAAACACCGGAACTAAGAATAATCCTAATCGTGTCATAATTAATAATGAAAGAGAAATAGTTTAAAATGATCGATAACGATCGAACAATAGGCGAAACCTATCACATTTCATAAATTGATCGATTATTCAAATCAAATGACTCAAAAGGGAAAATCAATTAACACGAGCCAGTCATTAATTATAATAAAATCATACAGTTAATCGGTGACACTGATTTGGTGGCAGGTATCAAACGTTAGTTGAGATGGTGTCTGTGGTTCCGAATAAATTTATTTGTATTGGTAATGCCGATCATAAACTATCTTTAAAATTTATAAGCATAAAATCATGAGAAAAGAAATCATATCATCTTCAATTATTCGGCATGCAATATCCATTCTTCCCGTTACGTTTAACTTCATATAGCATTTCATCAGCCTCTTTGTTCCACTCGATGATTGATTCTTTATTTTCTGCGCAAGAAACACCGATACTGACAGTACAGTAAATATCTTTGTGAGAAGGTAATGAAATATCTTTAATTTTTTTCTGAATTATATGAACCATAGCTATAACAAGCTTATTATTACTATTGTTAACAATAATAGCCAACTCATCGCCACCAAATCTTGCTGGTACGTCCTTCTCGCCAGCGCAGTCTCGTAATATTGATGATATACGAGATAACACCGCATCACCTACTTCATGCCCATAGGTATCATTAATTTTTTTAAAATTATCAACATCAATTAGCATAAGATAAGAATGCGTCCTCTTTTTACGTGTCGCACGAAAAGCACTTTCCATTTTCTGCTCAAAAAAACGGCGATTTGGCAGATCTAAGCCAGGATCCATCAGAGCCTGTTTTTCCAGTAACTCCCTTCTTTTCCTCAACTTTATAGATAAGTGCCTTGAAACAATACTCAGTAATATGGGATAACAGGTCGCCAAGGGTAAAGAAAGTAATACCGTTCGGGTACTGAATTCTATCGTATATCTGAAATCATTTGCTAACCAAACGGCCAGGAAACTAATCATCATACACGTTAATGCTGGTTTTAAAATTTTCCATCCACCAGCAGCATAGCGATCAGCTATTTGAACTGAAATTATGAATAATGATGGAATTGGACTAACTTGCATTACGGCTATCCAGATACCAGCCCAGAATGAATCAAGTATCATATTCTTTTTTTCAGTACCCAGCATATCCTTCGACATCATGCTTGCCAGATAAGCAACCGATGGCCAGATGAGTGCATTCAGAATTAACAAGGCTATTGTTATTTTTTGATGTGACTGCTCCTGGAGGACTGAATATATAGGAAGAAAGCAAAGAACGACACCTATCTGACGTAAAAAAAATACTCGTTTAATAAACGATGAATTTCTATCAGATATGTATTTTTCATCCGGGAAATTTGTTAACATAGAAAGCCTATTAAAAATCGCTAAGAACCGATATCACTACAACCCACGAAATAACAAGATAAAACTGCCCTGCATTACAAATTTATAACATGGGTGTAAAAATTACAAGATTGCACCTCAATTAATTATAAACGTGTCAATAATAATATTTAGCATCCATTTCCCTGAATCTATTTTTATGATTTCTATCTGATGAAAAGTATTACTTTAGTTTTAAATCCTTAAACATGAAAACCCAACAGGATTTAGCACTACTGCATTATTAATTTTGGTAGGTTATTAAAAAACGACACAACATCTGACCAGTAGAACTTTACTTGAACTTACTTATCGTTTACTGCAAATTATTCTGTGATGTACACAGCAATTAATGTCGTTTCAGTTGCCCCCGGCAAGTGCCTCCGGGGGATTTTTTATGCTCCTCAACTTTCTAGGTCGTCAACTCGCCTAATCAAATCCTGTACCACGGTCACCAAATCGGCGATGATGGCCGTGTAATCCACATTCATCACCCTGAATTTTTCGCCATCAATCTCCTGCTCGATGCCGGGGAAGGTATACAGGTCATCAACTTTCTCAGCTTGCTGGGCTATAAACCCACGCCTCCTGCGTGTTTCGCCCTTCATATTGAACTCGCATACCCCCAGCGCGTTAATGCGCCTGGAGGCACCTTCCTGAGATTCCGTAAAATCCTCTTTCAGCCGCACGTCTGAGCCGGTAGTCAGGACGTCCCCTTTGCCAGTGGAAATGGTGCCGCCAGCACGGAATATCCATGCGTCAGTACGTCCGAACCCATCCGCGTACAGCACAAGCCGGTGCTCAGTCCCGACCTGCTCTTCCATGTACATCTGTACGTAAGCCCCGTCCACGTCACCATAGGCCCCGCGCCCGGCCATCAATGAGCGTACCGGATTGGAGGTCAGTTGCGTTCCGATGGCTGGGTTTGCTGGCATGGTCGATGATGCTGTGATCCTCCCGTCCGTTACCCAAAAACTTTGTACCTGCGCGTTCAGGCGGTTCTGCCTGTCGTGGATAAGGCGAGCGGTATAATCCGCACTGCTGCCGTTGTAGTGGAAGTCAATGTAAGGCGTGCTCATTGACAGCTCGATCGCCTGCGTCAGAACCTTCCCCTTTGACGTGTTATCGATGTTGCCGCCAGCTGATAACCCACCGGGCAAAGTGGTCTGGTTATCGGTCCCAATAACGAGGATGTCATCAAAGGTATCTGACGGTGACACAGTGGTCGCTCTTGAACGCTGAACCCTGAACGGTGTTCCCGAGCCAACGGCAATTGTCCCGCCTTGCCCCTGTTTTTTGAGCAGAGCCAGATCTGAGTTCTTACCGAGAATAAAACCGGCATTATCGCTGGTTATAACCTGCGAGCCGTCGAGTTTGTTTCCTCCGGTGAGTTTTGCCAGCGCGTTAAGATCCGATGCCTTCGCCATCCCGCCTATCGCCGGCACGGTCACCTGCTTTCCGGTGATCGGGTCAGTCAGGGTGATATTGCCACTGCCGGTCAGGGCCATCGACCAGCCCTCCACCACACTACGCCAGAATGCAAATGCGCTGGCCAGCTGGTTAGCAAACGACGAGGTACTGGCGGTTTCAGCGGTTATAATGCCGTAACTGGCGCCGGAAAATGCGGTGGTGATATGCCGGGTCAGCGTCAGCTGCGTGTCACTGTCCACGGATTTGATCGCATACAGGTCAGCACTACCGCTGCGGTAGACCACCAGAATCGACCCCGGCTGTATCCCCAGCGCCACCTGTGACCACTTTGTTGTCGCTCCTGTCACCCGCGCCTGAGATGCTGCGCCCGTGACGGTGCCGACTTCATACATCGCCATAATAAAGTTCCTCCTGGATGATTATCCCTGGAAAAAGAAAAGGCCCCTTGCGGGGCCTCTGTTAGCTGAATGAGTTGCTGTTTGTACGGAACGCCGTGGCGGTGATGTTCTGGATCGAGCAGCTATAGTCAATCGAAGCATCGTTGCCGCGCGCCTTGATAAAGAAGCTGACATTGTTGTTATCAGCCAGCAGATCAGCAGCGAAGCGGAATTCCTGAGTGAAGTCGCCAGCCTGGAAACCGCCGGCGTTGGCAAAGAAGCGACGCGTTACTTCCTGCCCGCCAATGTTGAACGTGATATCAACAGAATACGACTGCTGGACATTGCCCGCGCCAGTGAGGTGGTCATCCTCTGTGCCGGCAAGGTCGTTTAGCTCGTGGTGGCATAAGCATCCTCGAGCATGAGTTTAGGGAGAAGAGTTAAAGCGGTACTGTCGATGGGAAACTCTGAAACGGGCAGCGATGAGCAGGACAATCCGTCACACTCAATCCCCTCCAGCTTCTCGTCTACGTATGCAATTTTTAAGTTCTTCATCGCGTTACCTTTTGCGAATAAAAAAGCCCCGCAGATGCGAGGCTACTGGTTAAATATCAGGGTGTTACTGTGAAAGCTCAGAGTGTAAGGTTGCGGCTCAGCCTATCTGTGGTGGGACACAGTTAAACATTGTACTTGCAGAGGAATGGCTGATTAGCTCTGCTTAAGGAATAGATATGATCAAGAAGCATATACGCCTAGAAATGGAATCAAACGCCCAAACAATCGACGAATTGAACAAGGAAATTGGGCAATTGAAATGTGTCGTTGGTTTTTTGATGACTCAATTAACACCTGATTCCAGGCAGGCTGTCATTGATAACTTGAAAGAATTTGGACTAAATGATTCAGCCAAGGAATTTACTCAGTTCCTTTAAAAATTGCCAAACCTACTATATTAATTTTCCAACCTTGTGAATGATTGGGTTGGGTCTCAGGCGTAATAGTGGATTCATCCCTTTCGCCTGAGACAGATTCAAATCTTGAAAATGTAAGTTTTAGCGTTTTCATGTTGTTGTTCCTCATTTTTATCCCCGACAAGGGATATCGGTTATTTTATCCCTTATCGGGGATAGGCGTTCGCGCCGATTCGTAAATCCGCTCACAGGTCATTCCTGTTTCCCCTGATTGGTTTTATCAAATATTTTCGTCCAGGATGTCCTCAAACCATTAAACCGACTAAAAAAAGGCCGCATAGGTATGCGACCTTTGGTTAGTAACAGTTAGAAACCTAAAATCTCTCAGGAGCCACCCGGGAGAGATTTTCTGCTTGCTAAATGACCTCTGCCGTTTCGGTGTTGGCTGGCAGTGGTAACGTGAGGATAGCTTCATTTCAGCCATCGATATCATTTAAATGGATGAATAGCTTATTAGACTAGTAATTCGCGATTCTCAAGAACATTAACCAGAACAACAGACGTCTGTGCTTATTTTTTTAGCGCAATGATCCGTTAGTCACCAGTAACTAACATATTATTCGATGGTTCCTTAGACAGTGACCCATAAATCTAATTGTTTAATGTACCATTGGATGGGCACACAAATAACCACACCATCCCCAAAGTTAACAGATTTGATAACACACCCTTGTGGCGGAAAAAATTCCGCACCAGTCTGGGGCCGGATCGAGCGCTCAATGCCGTAACGATAACCGCATGGTAGTTGTGGTAGTAAGTTTACTGTCATGAGTGGCTACTTAGTTAAGAGTGGTTTGAGATCCTATAGTGCATGACATCCCCTGAATTAGATACAAACATTTCGATGCTGAAAGCTTGAATGTCTTGTTTTCAGATTTTTTGTTCACTTAAGGCCACTTATTTCATGTGCTATGCCTGTTACTTACTCACCGCCCGATAGTACGCCTGCCAGCGATACTTATCCAAACGGAGCTGGCGCAGGCATTGAGCGGTTTCTACATCAGACTGTAAATCTTCATCGCTGTCATTCCCTGCGTCACTTGCTTTGCACGGCGGACTCATCAAATCCGGGGATGGAGTTGGCAGCATCGATGGCGCGCTGACGCAACTGCACAGCAGCATCATCAAACCTACACACAGTACGATTCGGAGACTGAACATATTTCACCACGTCGCGGGTTATTGTTTTGTAGATGACCTTACCCGCTTCGTTAGCAGTCGCGGCCTTTTCCTCTACAGGCTTAATGGCATTCTCGGCCTTCTCTCTCTTCTTCGCAGCCTGAGCATTGATGTGATCAGCGTGGGAACTCCATCCCATACGCCATGAAATGGCACAGGACATTAGCAGGATTGCTATTGCGATGATAACGGCGGTTAAGCGACTCATCTTTGCTCCCATAAACACACTTCACGCTCAATTTCCCTCCGGGTAATAAGTCCTTTCCACTGCTTACCTTTGGCATAGGTCCAGCGGCGCAGCTGATCACACGCACCTTTCTGGTCACCGTGGTTGATTTTGCGAAGCAGAGTAGAGGTCTGGAAGTTCCCGGCTCCGACGTTATAGGCGAATGAGTACAGAGCCCCACGCATTGTTTCTGGGATCGGTTTTTTGATGTAAGGGTTGATCTGCCAGGCGACGGTATTCAGGTCTTTATTTAGTAGCGCCCGACACTCTGCCTCGGTATAGGTTTTGCCGAGCATGATGTCTTTACCTGCGTGGCCGTAGCAAACCGTCCAGACACCTACCACATCCTGATAAGGGGAGTATCGCACTCCCTCAAGCCCATCATTACCCATCGGGCCAGTGATGAGTGCAGAGGCAATCGCCAGGGCCCCGCCGCCCACCGCCGCAAGAACGCTTTTACGTAGTGTCGGAGACATTATTCACCTCGAGCAGCTTTTCGCCGGTCTTCTTTAATTTTGAAAAACAGATTCGTCAGGTATGTCAGCAAGCCGAATACCAGACTTCCCAGAACACCGATAGCGGCCCACTGGGATGGGGATACTTTGTCGAGCAATTGCAACATCCAGAACCCCGCGTTACCTGCGGAAGTTCCGTAGGCAATACCTGTTGTTAGCTTGTCCATTCGATACATACTCCACCTCCGGGTTAACGGGGTGCTTTGTGCGTGTAGGGGGTCAGGCCCATCGGGCTGATTTAACAACGAGCCGTATCGATGATGATTCCCGTGAGCCTGAAATAAGAAAGGCCACGCAAAGCGCAGCCTTCAAATGATGTTTACCTTTTCTTTCTGAAGCGCACTATTGATGGCGTAAAAAAGCCCGCCTGAAGGCGGGCAGAAAGTAGGCATTCTAGGTAGTAACGAAACGAAGGCTCTCCTAATAGTCCGAGCTACCGATTTACCAGGAAGCATTCACTTTTGCCGTTACGTTCTATAAACATAGAAGGGCAACCGCAAAAGTAAACCTGCCATAAATCTTAAATATGTTTAGTGCCAGTGTGGTGCCGGGTGCCTCCCGGTGAGCGTGCCCCAGTCGGCATGGCCCGCGCTGCATTTACAGGTTTCTGTAACTGACTGGTCGCCCCTCCGCATAGGGGGATTCACCACATCAATAATGTATATTCCAAACATTCGAAGCGTCAATGTCAGACATATATCTGCCGCTGGTTACCCCTCCTGACTTAACCACAGAAAGTAGCAAAGCTAACCAGTGGTCAATCTCCATGTTACTTGCACTGCAACTCCTACAGCTCAAGACAGCTAATGAGGTTGCAGAACATTTTCATTGACCTCACTTTCGGGTTAACGGGGTGCCAGGAAAAGGACTGCCCTCCGGCTCAGCTGGCAAGTCAGCCGTAGAGGTTTTAGTCGAGCCCCTAAACGCAAAAACCCCGCCGTTTGGCGAGGTTTTGATGATTAAGTTGTGTGTCTAAGTGACCACGCTTAACAGATTACGATAGTTTTTGCGTACGCGTTAGTTTTTTTATACATTAGTGTCATCTCCACATAGACAGTATGCCATTCACTATCGCTAAGTGACTTTATAATGAAAATAAAATCTCAAGGATTTGCAATCGTCAACCCTAACAACAACATCAAAACCACTGATATCATTGATTATTTCATAAAACAATCTACGCATGAAATCAAAAGAGCCGATTATGATAGGCAGATCCTTCTTTCCGATGATGGTCAGTTTTATACCGGCTTGGTCTTGACATATAAAAATCAGAAAAAAAATTGTCTTTCAACAGTTAAAGATGGACAATTCGAGATAAAGGTTGAAGACATACAAGGAGATAATAAACTTGTTAACTTTAATTTCTTCTGTATAAATAAAGTCAGTTTAAAAGGATTATACCTTTATTATCGCGGATCATGCTCACTAAACAGTTTGTTTAGCTCATGGCAATCTTACAGTAACTTTGCAATAAGAAAGAAAATTAAAAATGAGGTAATCGCCTTAGGCAAAAAACCAGATAAAATTAAAGTTGAAAATATTCACAAAAAATATGAAAAGAGATTGGAATTTAGGGTAATTATTGATAAGTCAAGTTTGATTGCCATGCTTTCTACGTTTAGTGAAATTAAATCAGCAACATTCCGGTATGATTCTGTTGATTTCAAAGAAAGCGAAATGATCGGCGTTGAGCAATTCACTAGAAATACAGAGGTTACATTTAACATCAGTGATAATAATAGATCTAAAGTAAATCAAATTGCGAATAGTCTTGACCAAATGGTAAATAAAATCTCAGGAATAACAAAAGGTGTTGTATCTGTTGTTGATCACTCTAAAAATGAGCGACTGATTGATCTAATTAATTCCCCATGTTATTTTAGTGAGTATGATTTTGATACAATCGCACAGCATGTAAATGGTTTAAAAAATGATAATTACATCAGCAATGCTATAATACAAATAATTAAAGATGAAATCACCAATGGCAGAAAAAAACATGAATTTAATTGATAATTTTGTAAGATCTAAGTTCTACCATCAAGTAGGATGGTTAATAGCGTTATCTTTATTCATTGTTGCTGTTATGACATGTGTTTACCTTAACCTTACTCACCATCAGGGAAAAGCATTCTATTCATTTTATCAAACATCAATACGTGGCTATCTTTTTTCTGGTTTCATCTCTGTGGGTTCACTATTATTATCATTACATACATTTGTCATAGTAAACTTGAAGGATAAGTTGTTCTCCACTGAGAGGTACATATCCAATTTTAAATTAAGTAGAAATTTACCCGAGAATGAAAAAGTAGATGAATGTGAGCTTTTTAAACCACTTGATACATTATCATCCTTTATAAATATCTCAGTTTGGTTGTCTATACTTTCAGCTGTGTCTCAGTTTACTATTGGTTTGATAGACGCTGGAGTAGCATCTGTCTTTTGCATATGGTTAGCAATGCTAACCATATGCTTTCTTCTTAATTCATTAATTCTGATTCGAGTGCACATCAAAAAAATGTTACATCAATAGGTTTAATTTAACATCGCCAGGCATCCCTCAACAAATCCCATCGCGGTCTGCAACTCCTTCCTGATGGTACCATCGGAACACTTCCGTGTCTTAGCAATGGAACGCAACGATATTCCTATAACAAAATGAGCAATAATTAATTCATGTTCTTCAGGTTTATACTTACGCAATCGCGCCACACACCCATCAATCATGATCCCTTCATCATCATCGCATTGCTGGCGTGTTTTCTTTCCATGAGGTAGCAAACCTTTAAAACCAGCAGCAATTGATTGCCAGTCAACACCACTATTGTCGGATGCCGCCCAAGCCCCCCAACGGTCCATGATTTCGTACATATCTTTCATTTTTAAAGCTCCTCAGGATAGAACGCCGAGCGCGTATGCCCGGTCCAGCAATTTAATAATCAATACCGGCTGGGCGCCGTGTTCGCTCTCAAAAGCGACAGGGTCATGGTGCAAAGCGCGGTGGTGCTTGCGGCATAATGGGATCGTAAAAATATCGTGGGCCTTGGTGCCTACGCCGCCCTGCCCCCAGCCAATAAGATGGTGTGCATCATCTGCAGGCTGCCCGCAGCACATACAAGGCTGTTTTTTAACCCATGAGATAAAGTCAGCTGATAACCATCGGCTCCGCTTAGGTCTTGCGAATAGTGTCGCCGGTGCAACAGGATCGACGTTCACAGGAACCAGAGGTTTGCCCGGCGTTGTTTTTGCCGTTGGCCTGATTGCTTTTTCGAGACGGGGAGAAAGAATGCTGGTGGCCGGTACCGACGGAACAATCTCACTCTCCCTGTAAACCGATTTAATCCCATCGTCTTTAATACGCAGGGATCGGCGCGCCATTTCTTCTGTAATTTCATCGCCAATCCCGGCGCCTACCGCCCACCAGCATAGTTCCGCCAGTGACAGTGATCGCTGAGCGTCCAGCCCAAGCGCGATGCGGACAGTGTCGATTATCCAGTCAGCGTTATTAACACCTGCCAGTTGATCGAGGATTTGTTCTGTTTGGTTTTTCAGCTCATTATCACAGTGCCAGCATGCGATTATTACACCCGTCGAATGGCGAAATGGGACAAGCTCATGGTGATGGTAATCGGAATGTGTCCACTGACAGTTTTTAACCTGCCTACGCAACCATGACTCGAGGGCACTAACCCCACCTGCTGCAGTGATAACTGCCTTCTTCATGAAAAAAGGTCTGATCCCCATATCATCCCGCAACGGCTGCTGGGCATCAGGAAGACGTCCACTGGGTATCTTTTTCATGCTTGCCGGCGGTATTTCAACAAGAACTCGGCCGGCACCGAATAACGGCATTAATTCACTACCTGGCTTAAGCAGCACAATTCCAAGATGGCGTGCAATATCCACGTTAAGCAAAGCTCGCATCAGTCCCTCCACATCTTCTGTATGTAGGTCCTGTCAATCCGTGGCGGCTTCTTCGATACCGGCAACAGCACGCGGATCTCCCACGATGCAAAGTCTCTGGATAAGCTCTTCTCAACCACACAGTTATTTTTACGGTATCGCTCCACCAGCTCTGTAGCCTCAGCCTCTGAAAGTTGCTCGTGTAAAAACCAACTTTTCTTCATGGCTGATCACCGAACAGTCGCAAAAACTCAATCGCTCTTTCACGCGCACCGGGTTCTTCAGCGATAATTTCCTGCAGCAGCTGCACGGCGAACACCGGCTCCTTTCGCCTGACGATGGAAATTCCTCTGGAGACACGGCGAGAGAGTTTTATAAAATTTTTTCTCTCTAACGCACGCAGATGCAACAGGACAGCATTAGACGAGCTAACGCCGAGCATATCGGCCAGTTCAGATAGCGTAGGTGGGTAGCCATGCTGATTGATGTAGGCCACCAGCAGGTCAAAAACTTCCTGCTGTCGAAAAGTTAGTTTTGAAGACGAAATCAAACCGGCGCTCGATGAAGGAGCACCAGTCTGATGGGATTTTGATACTTCGGGGGTTTGCGTCATGGTTTCTCTCCGTGACGCAGCAGGTATAGGTTGTTCAGGCCTATGACGGGAGTGTAACAGAACCCGGGGGAACCTGGTAACCAACTCCAGACCTAGCCTTTTCAATCATCTGTGAAAAAAGAGAGAGAGTCCCCACGATCTCATCCGGCTGCAGAGGCATAAACGAAACAGTGTCGCCGCGCCGGTACATCAAAGCGCGCTCACACACAGGAAAGGATGTCAGACGAGCAACGATCACCCCATCGTCGCATCTGATAATTGCATAGCCGGTGTTCGGCATTTCTTGTTTTTTACTCACAGCAAAATCCTCAAAATAAACCAGGCAAGCTACTGGACCTCAACTTAACAGAACCAGTCATCAGCGCTTCCCCAGGTGTCCTGCAGGATTTCCTCTACACGTTTTTTAACTCCGTCCATTCCACGAAGCACGGTTAACCCATCAGAGCTGGCCCGACGAATCACAAGACTGCAGTTATTAAAGTTTTGATCCAATCGCCGCAGTAGCTCCTTCTCCAGAGCAGGCACAGCGCCATCCGGCAATATTTTTTGGCGATCAATTGTGATTTCCACTTTCATAACTAGCTCCTCACGCAAGCACTGTATAAATAAACAGTATACTTGTTAGGTGAAATGTTCAAGCGTTTAATGCCACTTTTCGCTAACCCATGCTCATGTTTAGATTGATCTTTTCTCCACAAAGGACGAAATCCGCTATCACAGGGATACCGTCATTTTTGTGGTGATCAACACCTTTGATAAGAAACGTTGCTACCTCTGGCGTCCCAGATTCCGCTCTTGGCACAGAGCGGACAATCTGAATGGGATGAAGGTCTGCTTCGAGCGAACTGCGGACCTTTACACTCATGATCACCGCTTATGTATGCATTACGAACATAGCGCTTTAGTAATCATCGGTAGCTGTTCAACTTAGTCCGGTACACTCGCTCTGTACTAAGATGCTTATCTAATAGATGATTTAAGAAATCGTCACAAGATCAAGATGGATTTATCAACATGACTAGAACAGAAAGACTTCTCGAACTACTACAGATATTAAGGGCACAAAGATATCCGATCACTGCATCCACCCTCTCAGAAAGACTGGGAATAAGTGTGCGATCCCTTTACAGAGATATAAAAACGCTGCAGTATCAAGGAGTAAGCATTGAAGGTGGTGCTGGAATTGGTTACATCGTTAAGTCTGACTTTCATTTGCCGCCCTTAAACCTTTCTCATGAAGAAATCAATGCCATTACACTTGGGTTAAATTGGGTATCTCATAATACTGACCGTGATTTCAAAATTACCGCAAAGAGTGCACTTGCCAAAATACACGCCGTCATTCCTGATGAATTAAAAAACCTTATTGAGAGTCAATCCTATCTGATCGGTCCTTCAGAAAACAATGTGATATATTTTGAAGGTGTTCGCAATGCTATTAAAAAGCGCATGAGAATAAAACTAAAGTATTGTGATAAGAAGGATTGTTACTCTTCTCGAATCATATGGCCAATCGGATTGGTATACATGGAGTCATGCTGGCTTTTGGTTGCATGGTGTGAAATGAGAAATGATTTTCGTCATTTTAGAACGGACAGAATTCAAGATATTGTGCAACTGGATTCTACATATAGTGAAAGCAGAGAAGTTTTATTGAAAAAATGGAGGCTTAAAGAAGGGATCTGCGAGGAGAAAGAGTACTGACAAAAACTGTCACAGTTAATTTGTATACTAACCCAGCTGAAAGACTCAATTCTACTTCATAGGGGGGGTTATGAATTTCAAGAATAAAGTTGCTGTCATAACAGGAAGCACTACAGGTATAGGTGAGGCAGTCGCAGACCAATTACATAAGCATGGATCTAAGGTCGTTATTGTATCCCGTTCGTCAGAACAGGCTAAACAAAAAGCGAAACAATTATCTTCACAGGGACAACAAGCCGTGGGGATCGGATGTGATGTGTCACAGCCTGAACAAGTACGGCAAATGATAGATGATGTTATCAAACATTTCGGCAGACTTGATTATGCAGTAAATAATGCAGGCTTAACAGGTGAACATGGTATAAATATAACTGAGCAGACAATTGAAAACTGGGATAAGGTTATTGCAACTTCATTGAGCGGTGTTTTTTACTGCCTAAAATATGAAATACCTCAGATGATGAAATCTGGTGGCTCTATAGTTAATTTATCTGCAGTAAATGGACTGGTTGGCATTCCTGGGTTAGCACCTTACACCGTGGCTAAACATGGCATAATCGGTTTAACCCAAACCGCAGCGCTAGAGTTTGCATGTGAAGGCATTCGAATCAATGCAGTAGCTCCGGGCTATGTCCAAACCCCACGAATGAGTGAGTTCCCAGAAAATATCGTACGTAGTTTCGCAAATAGCCACCCTATGAAAAGGATGGCAAAAATGCAAGAAGTAGCAGACTTCATACTGTTTTTACTGTCAGATAATTCAGCATTCTGTACCGGAGGAGTTTATCCAATCGATGGCGGTTATTTAGCTGAGTAAAATTTCCCTAAAGCCCTTTTAAACTTTAAGAATTGCCTCGCCAAAGTCGTAGGCTAGCTGGGGTGTATAGTTAACGCTTCCATTATCAGGCCTGTGATGAAAATATTTCAAGTATGGGTTAATATTGGGATTGATGATCGGCACTCCATTTGTTCATACATCATGCCATTAACAACGTCCTCTTCTGGCACTCATGGGACGTCCAGGGGAGTACTCCCCTGGACGCATGGTCCAGATTGATCATTATGATTTTTTATGGTTTTGTGAAGATAAGAATAACGAGAGCCAAAAAGGCTAAAATTGAAGAGGAGCACTACCATGAGCAATCCAGAAATAAAAAATAAGGGCCGTGAACCTCCGGATGGTCTTCCTCGTTATCGTCTCCTGACAGGTAAGGATGACGCTAAATTTTGTCATCGGATTTCAGAAGCACTGGCGCTTGGTTATCAACTGTATGGCTCCCCCGCCGCGACGTTTAATGGGCAGGATTTGATTGTTGCGCAGGCTATCATATGGGCTGAGGTACAGCAGAATCAGGCTTCGTAGGAATGAGTGGGCTCGCAGCGTCCGGAATCTGCCCGGTGCTGTAAATCACCGCAAGGTCTGTCATAAGGTAATTGCATCACGCATCGCGACACCTTTTTTCTTTACGCAGGCCTTCTCTTTCACTGTTTGTCAGAACTGTGGACCGCAGTAATCTCCACCCCGTGCTTTAATCAATGAGAGTGATGTCGGGTGCAAATTAAACTACCTTTCTCAACAGCAAAGGCGGGATAACCCTACCTTCGCAGGGTTTCTACGCCTGGTAATATGCCCATGACAGTCTCTAAGACCGCTTAGAGCGAGAAGCGTAAGTGAGAGTTTGTAATGATTACCAGGATGCAGAACTAAAATCGGCCGCTGATAATCAATGAAGAGCAGGTCAGGGTGACCAGCTCCCTTCCGTTTATATATTTCGGGCAGGCGAGCATACGTTTTTACTTAATACTCGTTCACTTTAAGGCTTCGTCTCTGCCGTGATACCAGGTTTCAAAAGCATCAGGGGTCATCGGTTTGGCAAAAAAATAGCCCTGAACTTCATCGCAGCCCAGCCTTCTTAAAATATCAACGGTCCTGGCATCCTCGACTCCTTCGGCCAGAACGATATAGTCGAGCTGCTTGAGGAGTGTGATAACGTTGCGAACAATGATGCGGCTGGCATTGTCGTCAGCAACCTTACTCACAATAGAGCGGTCAAGCTTGATGATGTCCATCGGGATTTGTCGCAGGTAATTAATGTTGCTGTATCCGGAACCAAAATCATCCAGAGATATTTTAAATCCGCGTTGTTTGAGCATGTCCAGGCCGATAAGTGCAGCGGGACTTTCCAGCATCTTCTCGGTTTCCAGACACTCCACCCCCAGCAGGGCGGGATCCAGACGCGCGTCCAGCATTTTCTGTTCCAGCTCATCGCAGAAATCTGGTCTTGAAAAATCACTGGCAGCCAGATTAATCGACACAGGTAAAGAAAGTCCACGGCTTTGCCAGGCACTCAGTTGCACAATAGTGTGATCGATAACCCATGCTGTGAGTTCACGCATCAGGCTGGTCTTTTCGACCAGAGGAATAAACACACCCGGCAACACTTCGCCGTTTTTAGGATGTTGCCATCTAAGCAAAGCTTCGGCTCCCGTCACACGCCCTGTCACCAGTGAGATTTTCGGCTGATAAACCAGATATAAGCCCTGGTTTTCTTGTAGCGCTTGTCTAACTTCAGTAAGAAGGCTGAAATCAGTCTTCTTACGGCTATCCAGTGCGTCATCATAAACTGTAAACCGGCGCCCCTGACTTATCCCTTCATGCAATGCGCTGACTGCACGGCGCAGTATTTCATTCGATGTCAGAGATTTATCGCAAAGCCCGGAGTCACCCATGTGAATATCCAGATCAAGGGGAACTTCAGGGGTAAGCCTGGCCTGGATCCCCTGAAGGCTTTGAGAGATATCTTCTAATGTCCGAGTTTTTTCCTTATGGGTAAAAAAGGCAAATCGTCCAACTGCCACGGCGTAGAGCGGCCCTTCTAAAGGCAGGCGTACCTGCAGCTCTGCGACCATATTACGAAGTAGATTTTCTACGGCAGTCATACCGAGTGATCGAGCCATTTCGTAGGCTAATGGCATATCAATACAATCAATAATGACGAGCCTGAATGCGCCTTCAGTTGAAACCTCTATATCCTTCAGCAGTCGCTGCCGGTTTGGTAATAGCGTGACTATATCGAGGTAGCCGACGGAGTGCCACGAGGCCAGAAAATCCGATATAAGTTCTGCAATCTTTTCAAAAAGATCGAGCTGCTCGTCTGAAAGCTCCCTGGGCTGAGTATCGAGGATACACAAGGTACCTATGGATACTCCATCCTGGGTTTTAAGTGGGCAGCCTGCATAAAAGCGAATGAATGGAGCCTCTTTCACCGCGTGATAGTCACGAAAGGTAGGGTGCAGATGAGTGTCATGACAAATGAATGTCTTACTCTGTTCCTGGGTCTGTACGCAAAATGCCTCGCTCAGGCTGATTTCCGTGACGGCAACATTTTGGGCTGATTTGATGTATTGCTTTTCTTCATCGAGAACAGAAACAAAGCCCATCGGCATGTTCAGCAATTGGCATATTAGATGAGTATATTTTTTTAACGCATCATCCCGGCCCTTGTCAGGATTTTTCAACAAGTCGATTGCCGCAAGTCTTTTACTTTCATCTCTGCTGAGTTCGGTCAACATGGCAAGACATCCTCCGGCGCAATAGGCTTCTGGTTATTCCACACTCAAAGGTAGCATGCATCATTCTTCCAATGGCATATGGTAATATATACGCTGTGACCTGCATAAACTGTCACATTAAAATGTTTCCAGTTGATTGTCTCCCGGAAATGTCGCCCCCGGCTGCCCGGTAATCCATTTGCTGGTTGTGTTTGTGTCAGTAATGTCCGCTCCTGGCACTCAGCGGACATCTCAGCTTTACCTCATCCCGAAATATTTAAACTTAGCTTTGACATCCCGTACCAGCAGCTGTTGATTCCATTTTAGGCATAATCAGCACCTCGCCGCATTGCGCAGGCAGCGGTTACGCATTTTGGCAAGCAACCAGAGTTCGTTTGCTGTTGTAGTCATCCCAAGCATCGATGTGTAAACAGTCGCAGCCCGGCGCCACAGCTTTTTGTCTTCCAGCGTCTTCGCCAGGGACAGTGCGTTTTGGACTTTTTTCACATCCTCTTCAGATAATGGTGTTGCAGTCTGCGGCAGGGCAACATCGGGAACCTCAACGCCTGCAACAACCCGGTAGACATACTGGCAACCGTTATGGGTACGATGGAGTTTTCCCGCGGCATGGAGTTGCCGCAGCAAGTTACCTGCTGTACTGGCTTGCAAGTCGAGCGCATCGCAGACATCCTGCAGGACGCATTCTGGCGTCCGGCTAACGATGGCAAGCACCATCTGTGCTTTGGTTACTTTGGCTTTTGATTGTTTGGTCATGGTCAAAACTCGTTTACTTGGTTAAACCTGCAGCCTTGCGGCGTTTGTACTCTTCCATCAGAATCTGCGCTGGTGTCGGTCCTGCTGCATGCCTCGGTGCTGCCAACTGCCGACGAATCGGGGGAATCGAAAACCCGTTATCCAGGTGTTTGCTCCATTTCGTGAGTAAGTTTTCTGCCAGTTTTTTCAGCTCCCCCTCAGTCAGGTTCCTCTCAACTCCGGTTCTGCGCATCTCAATGCAAATGTGATACAGAACATCCTGTTTCCATGGGTATTTGTCGCTGCCCGAGTATCGGTAAGACTCATTCCTCCAGCGCTTGTATTCCGCCATTACAGCTTCAGATGTCAGATTGAACGGGTTAGCACCGCTGGAAGACACCAGCGCAACGAACTCAGCTAGATCCGGCGGCCATGTGCTGCCCGCTGCGCAACGTTCCATGCACTGCCGGCAAACTAGCGTAATCTGGGTTTCACTCATCGACCCAATCTGGGCGATCCAGAGTTCTGATGGTTCCTCTCCGTTCTTCAGGATCCATCGGTTCGAAAAGATTTCGCCCATCACTTCCCATAGGCGCCACGCCGTTTCTACGGCCGTCTGTTCCTGCAACTCGCAACCGTTGCTCACGGGCGGCTCGAATCTGTTGAACAGCTCTGGATGCTGCTGGCTCTGCTCGGACTCCCACATGATCGTTACCCCCATTCACTGGTTTTTTCTGGCGGACTTCCGCACGGTTAAGATGTCTTGCTAGTTTTTGCTCCCACTGGACCTGGTGAAACGCCCTGCCTTCAGCCTGCCAGTACGCGATGAAGCTGCTCAACTCGGCAGCATGATTTATCCCCGGTCTTAATGGCATTCCCCAAATCGTTGCCAGTCGGGGAAAATCCTCGGAAGGTTTCCAGCCGAAATACATCGCAAATTTTCCGAATGCTTGTGTTTCATCAGGAACTATTCCCGGTTGATTCGGATAGTCAGGCACAACTGGTTCGACCAGAGCCCTATGTGTGGGGGTTATATCTTTTGGTTCCTCTGGTAGATTCCGGATCCCGTTTTTGGGATCGTTTGACGGAAAAAACGGGATCGTTTGGTTGTTTTGCGTACAGGAAACAGTCCCGTTTTCGGGTGCCTTTTCAGCTGTAACAACCCCGTTTTCGGGAATGTTTAAACGATCCCGTTTTTGGTAATGTTCCCGTTTTTGGGTGTGTTCAATTTCAGCAACGCTTTCTTCCACACCAAGAAGTCGGTAAACCGGGATTTGTTTAGTCTTTCCACGCCGTTCACCTGTATCTTCAATAAGCCCGATCGAAATCAGATACTGCAGGCTCGACTGGACCGTTTTCTTATCCAGCTCAGTTGCTTCTGCCAGCGCAGGAATGGATGGAAAAGCACAGAGATCAGCTCCGCACATGTCGGCCATCCAGGTCAGAACAGCTTTCGCAGAGGACTTCCCTGTCTTGACTTTTTTGGCCCATCGCATTGCGTCAATGCTCATGAAGCCCCCCTATTTTCTGTACGGTACTCATTGTCAAAACTCGATTAAAAAAACTGTGGCGCTACGGCGCTTATGCTCGCCAGTAGTGGTCCCGCCGCATCTGCAGGAAGCATGTTAAAAAGTGCAATTGCTGCCTCCCGAATTTCACGCTCTAACTTTTGCAACGGAGCGCCAAGCAATTTTGCCTGGTGCGCTTCGCTACACTCTTTGATTGCTTGAGCCACCAGCTCGCTTTCAGTCAATCCACGTTTCAATCCGTGTTTGCGCGCAATCTCAATAGGCATTGCATCAGCGATCGCTCCTGAAAGCTGCATGACGTAACTGGCGTACTTATCTGAACCGGATTCGTTTTTCAGGTAGCGGTACAGATTCTGTTTATTGACGTTAATTCCGCGCCCGTTTTGTTTTCTCCATTGCTCAGCCACCAGCTGCGCGATGTGGTCCTGTGCACGTCCAGGTAAAGTCGACTCCCATTCCTGAACGGCAGCAAAAATTGCTCTACTTTTCATCCGAGCCCGGCGTAGACCGGAAAACTGATTTTCTGAGTTCAGTTGCAGCCCCATTACCGGGTTATGATTTTTAAAAGAGATGGTTTGCATGGTTAAGCCTGCCTCCCACTCAGTTCTTTATCAGTCGGGAAGACGCTATCAAGCGAACATTCAGCTCCTAGTTTGTTAAGTGCATCCACAATAGAACGGCACTCCGTCAATCCAGGTTCGCGAAGGTTGGCCTCATAATTTGATAGACGCGAACGACCCCAATTGAGAGTTTTTGCAAGCTGTGCTTGAGAGATGCCCAGCTTTTTACGCTCAGAAGCAATGTTGTTCACTTGATTTCTCCTTGCTATTTGATGCAACTAATTTAGTCACAATATGTGTCTATTGTCAATCTCAAAACGTGATCAATACAATGCCACAAAGCGTGGTAACATTTTGCATATGAAAAGCATGTCTGAAGTTGTCGGCGAGAGACTTAAAGCTCTTCGCGAAAGGAAAAAATTAAGCCAAGCGCAACTTTCTAAGCTGTGCGGCTGGGCTACGGCCTCACGCGTTGGTAACTATGAGCTAGGCGTGAGAAACATAGGTATCGACGATGCTGTTGTCTTGGCGAGAGTGCTGGACACTACCCCGAGTTATCTTCTTTTTGGTGATGAACTTAATAAAGGACAAGAACTCCCCCCAAAACAACGCAGGATGCTTCATCTTTTCAATCAGTTACCTGATACTGAGCAAGACAGAATGCTAGATCTCTTCGAAGTTCGTTTAAAAGAGATTGATGAATACGTTGAGCGATACCTCCAAGGCAGATTCAAGAAAGACTCCGAATAACTTTGATAAAGCCAGCTAGATGCTGGTTTTATTTTATCCCCGCCGGACACATATTGTGTATTTACAAAACAACACACATCGTGACTATAATAATCACACAGAAACACGTCATCGAGGCAGGAAGCCCACGAAGTAGCTGCCGGCGGCATACGAAACACCGGATGAGATGACGACCAGAAGAATTCGCAGCAGGTTATAACGTTCCGCCGGCCGGCGTTACAGGCATGAGATAGGACATCACTATGAGAATAGATATATCCAAGATAGGGAAAATTTACTTTTTACTCGTCTCCCCAATCAAACTCTCTGTCGCGCAGGATTTGGAGGCCCGATTCGGAGACCGCGTAATCATTGCAGCTTTTGGTACTGATATCACGTCCATGGGCCTGGCACCAGGTGATGAAATCGTAAGTGCTGGCTACCACCTTCACAGCCTGGATACCGCTGTTTTCGTAGCGCTCCACCATGCTATCGGTGCGGATACGCCAGTCGTGGTAGTCAAAGGGAAGGACGTAAGCATCTGAAAGGATTTTTTGGAATTCTTCGTAGTGAGCGGGATTTTCGTACCAGAAGACAGGTATAGGGCTACGAGACATTTTGCTCTCTTTTATTTGGCTGTGTGAGAGCGCCAAGAATACCACCGAGCCTGAAGTGGTGAAAAGACAGGCATGACGACTAGTAGGGTTTGCAATGCGGTGAATGCGGCTATGCGCACGCGACACAGTTAAAAAAGTAAACATGGCGGTTATTCACACGTTGTGGGGAAAAAGTTGTCGGCGGTAGTTGTTAACTGGCTGCCGTCACCGGGAGGCACCCGGAGCCGCATTGCAAAACCATATCCTAATACTGAGTTAACTGGAGATAACTATGAAGGATTTTGCCCGAGTACCTACCGGGAACCAGGCGACTCGCCTGAACTGGTTCGAGGTGAGACTACGCCAGCTGTGTTACTTGCTGGCGCAGAAAGGAAACCCTGAGGCTGAAGCATGAATACCCTGTTTGCCCTTGTCATCAGCGTGTGTGCTCTCACTGGTGAATGCTCTGATGTTCTGATCGGTGTTTATCCATCAGAGGCCAGTTGCAACAGCAACGCCGATGAACAAAAAGTACAGGGCCAGTGCCTCCCCTACCGAAATGCACAAAACATGGCTGACGACCAACAGCCTGCAGTGAGTTTTTGAATCGAGTTTTGACCAATGGCCGTTACGGCCGGAGAAGTGATTATGGAATTTGGAATGAAACGCGTTCTGGCATCTGTCCAGGCCGCCGCCACTTTGAATAAGCTCTATGACGGCTCGCCCGTTTCACTGACGGCCATCAGTAAAGAGTCAAAGCTGTCTACTTCATACCTTGAGCAGATCTTCAAAAAGCTGCGGGCGGGTAACCTGGTAATTTCACAGCGTGGCCCAGGTGGTGGTTATAGCCCCCGCGGCGATGACATCACCGTTACAGAAGTGATCACTGCGGTATCTAAACTGCCAGCCCATAAAACTTTTGAGCCTATCCTGCGAGCGCTTGACGACGTTCGCGTATCACAGCTGCTGCGGGGCGATTCGCCAGCCCCATAAAGCACAAAACCCGCGCAAGGCGGGTTAAGTACCCGGTCAGCCGACCAAAGCTTTCCGGAATCGAGTTTTGACCAATGACCACCACCAGGGCGGCTGCCATCAGCTGCCGGGTATCTTACAATCCAAAGGAGCCCAAACGCAATGAACAACTACCCGTATCTCATTAAAGCTAAGGCAAAAGCAAACGAAGCGAAAAGTCTCTTCTGCTGGTTCTCTGCTAAATCCGATTCTCGCGCCGAGCGCAAAATCCTGGACATCCTGGAAGACGCTGAAATTAACGTTGGCCGCGGCGCCAGCCATCAGCTGCCGATCCGCACCAACTGGCTCATCGTTGATGACTTACCGGAAGAAGGTGTACTGGATGACACCTGGTGCGATCGCTACGAGCTTGGTGGTGAAGACGGGCTGACATGGCAAAAAATCGTTGCGCCGGCGGCGACTGAACCACAGCCCTCCAGTAAACCAGAAAACGATATCTCTCCTGCAAATAGCGATGAAGATGACTATTCGAACTATGAAGAAGCACTCTTCAACCTAGCGGAAATGTCATTCCGCACGCAGCTGCTTGCCCAGTATATGGCCGACGAACGTCACGTGTATCACATTAGCATTCCTCATCGTAACCGCCTTTCAGCGATGGAAATGGATACGGATAATCACGATGTGCAGAATCTGCTGCTGACGGCAGAAAATATTCCGGAGCTTAAAAAATATGATATGCCTGGCCTGTGGAAATTTACCAGTGCATTTAAGAGCGTATTTCCTGTGGGGAAACGCCATGAGCTCGGCAAGCAAATTCAGTTCGCCAAATTGTGGCTTGAAACGTCGCACATTGACCGCGGGATCCTTACAAAGGAATGGGCTGCTGGAAACTATATCACCTCAATAAACAAAACCGATGCCGGCGCCAATGCTGGCGGCGGTAACAAAACTGACCGCAATCCGGATTATCAGCATTCGCTGGATACTCTGGATATAGAGATCGCTCTTGCAACGATGCCTATGGATTTTGACATCTATAATTTTCCGGCATCAGTCCACCGCCGCGCGAAGGAAATAGTACAGAAGAAAGAAAGTCCATTTAAAGAATGGTCTGCAGCATTACGGAGCACACCAGGCATCCTTGATTATTCCCGTGCAGCGATTTTTGCACTGATCAGGGAAGCATCCAGTGGAATAACTCCTTTTCCAGATCGGTTGCGTGGCTACATCAACGCGAATCTGACTGAACATAAGCATGATACCCCGAGCGCTGAGACGCTTACCAAGGCGGGACATATTCCATCTGCTGCAGTCACTCTGGATGCAACAAACCAAGTAATCGCCGGAGAGGATAGCAGCGCAAAACTGGAAACACTCTCCTCCGACATTAAAGCAGTTGGTGCCGAACTGGTAAAAGAGGCTCAAAAGCAACGTCCGGACGCTAATCAGGTTCTGGCCGCCGAGCGCGGCGAATATGTTGAAGGGGTTAGCGACCCTACGGATCCGAAGTGGGTAACCGAAGACCTTACCAAGACCAGGCAGCCTGAAGTTTCAAAAATTGGGGACGGAGTATTTTCCATTGAAGGTCTTGTTGACGTTACGGGCAAGGTTAACCAAAAAGAAAAAACAGATGAAGTTGTTCATCAAACGGATTCTGTAGATATTGAATCCGGTCATCATAATAAGGAGGAAGATCAGCCAATTGATTATGTTCACGTTATGGTTGATCTGGAAACCATGGGTAAAAAACATAACGCCCCTATCGTCGCTATTGGTGCGGTTGTTTTTGACCCGGCAACCGGCTCTATTGGAGAAAGTTTCTATAAAGTCGTATGCCTTGAATCCTCCGTGAACTGGGGCGCCGTAATCGATCCATCTACTGTTATCTGGTGGCTTAAGCAGTCCTCCGAAGCACGCTCTGCGATCGTAAATGATGATGCTATCCCGTTGCAGGATGCATTACTCCAGTTCAGAGAATTTGTTTCTGATAATGTCGCTGGTGGGAGCAAAAAGGCGCAGGTATGGGGTAACGGTGCGTCATTCGACAACTCTATTCTGCGTTCTTCTTACGATTGCATTGCTGAAGATTATCCGTGGGAATACTGGAACGATCGGGACGTACGAACAATGGTAGAGCTCGGCCAAGCCATTAGCTTCGCCCCCAAAACAACGATCCCGTTTAAAGGGTCTCGTCACAATGCCCTCGCTGATGCTATTCATCAGGCCCGCTATGTATCAGCGATCTGGCAGCGAATAATTGCCGGCAATCAGGTGCTGCAAAAATTGATGCAAAACTGATTTTGTATTTTCAGATACTGGCCCAGCAATGGGCCATGATGAGGTAAAACATATGCTCCAGATGTTAACCCTTGAAGAGTGGGCAAACGAGAAATACAGAAGCAATCCTCCAAGTGTTTCCACTCTCAGGAATTATGCTAAACAGAATATGTTTTCTCCCCCAGCCAAAAAAGAAGGTCGATTCTGGCGCGTCAGGGAGGATGCTGAGTTGGTCGGTACATTGACCACTCCTGTAGTAAAGAAAAGCGACCCTGTTCTTTTGCAGAGGATTTTGAACGATGGCTGCCAGACCACGTAAAAATAATATATCTATTCCAAATTTATACCCGCTCTTCAGCAGAAAGGTTAATAAAGTATACTGGCGTTATAAGCACCCGATAACTGGTAAGTTTCATAGTCTAGGAACAGACGAAGCAGAGGCCACGGCAATAGCTATTGAAGCAAATAAAAGACTGGCGGAACAACAAACCCGCCAGATAATGGCAATCACTGACAGAATTTCCACCAGCTCAGGAAAATCAATATCAACTAACACCTGGCTTGAACGTTACTGGAAGATTCAGCAGGAAAGATTGAAGTCCGGAGATATTAAAGAAAACACTATCAAACAAAAAGCAAAACCAGTATCTCTGCTTAAGGAACGGGTAGGAATGAAATTAATATCCGCTGTCAATGTTCGAGATGTTGCGCAAATTCTTGATGAATATTTAGCGGAGGGACAACCCAGAATGGCTCAGGTCATTCGCTCTGTCCTAATAGATGTTTTTAAAGAAGCTCAGCATGCGGGAGAAGTACCTCCTGGTTATAACCCTGCACTAGCAACTAAACAACCTCGTAGAAAGATCACTCGCCAGCGCCTCACTCTTGAGGAATGGCAAAAGATTTTTGATATAGCCGATGAAAATCACAAATACATGGGGAACGCCATGCTTTTAGCCATAGTAACAGGACAGCGACTAGGTGATATATCCCGTATGAAATTCTCGGACATCTGGGACGATCATCTACACGTTGAGCAAGAGAAAACCGGAAGCAAAATCGCTATACCATTAGCTCTGCGTTGCAACGCAATCAACTGGAGCCTCCGAGATGTAATCAGTCGTTGCCGGGATTATGCAGTAAGCCCTTATTTGGTTCATTTCTTTAGAACCACCTCACAGGCTGAGCGAGGAGCACAGGTGAAACCCAGAACACTGACCATGAATTTCAGCAAGGCAAGAGACAGTGCAGATATTGACTGGGGACAAGGTACACCAGCAACTTTCCATGAACAAAGATCGCTTTCCGAGCGGTTATATAAAGCCCAGGGTATAAACACGAAAGATTTACTTGGACATAAAACTCAACAACAAACGGATAGGTACCATGATGATCGTGGGAAGGGGTGGACAACGGTGGCCTTATGA